AAGCAAGCCAGCAGCGGTAGAATATATAATCTCTTAATGCCTTCGGGCTAAGAGAGTATAGGATACCCGTAAATTAGTTACATCTTTATAACCAATTATTCGGTATTGCCAAATTTGGCATACCGTTTAGGGCATCATCGATGGCACTTTTAAACAGATAGTTCCTATCTGAGTAAAAATGAAATTCCGGAGGATATTCTACTTTGTAGAATTTATCCTTTGGTCTGTTTTTGACGAAATCTCTAAACTCTTCAAGAGTTGGCTTTTCGTCAGTATTATAAAGATCCCAAATTTTCGCATAGCGTCTTTTTAGGGGTTCTGTATTATAGGCCGAAGGCCTTGCGATACCTAAAAGAATTTCTTTGAAAAGTATCGGTCTGAGCATATAATCTAGACACTCTTGTCTAGATAAATAGCCATTAGAGTGAGCTTCGCTCACTAATTCAACGGCAGATTTCTCTCCAGAAGGATCGAATTCTGCTTTTACCCCTTTCCAATCTAGAGAGGGGAGTTGTTCTATAACAGTCTCAACTTGAGACTTTATCATACCAACCTCTGTCTCATTGAGAACGAACCCTCTATACGAGCAGTTCGATAAGAAGTTGGATAGTATTTCTAAGGGTTTCCGATCATCGGGATCTCTTAGAATGTTAACCATTACACTATGAGTAGCTCTTGGAATTTTATTATACAATTCGTCGACTTCATCGTCGACATATAATCCAAGTCCACCTAAGTGTACAGGTAAATGTAGTTGCCAATAGACGCTTGAAGTGTCGTTTGGCAATAAAGATCCCATTCTTGCAAAGAATCTAGATCTTACCATCTTGACCCACTTTATACTAAAGTGGTCTCGATTTAGCCATTTTAAGGTATTTCCTAAGGAAATTCCCTTTCCTATGGCTATATTCCTATCGGAAATCACATCAAATGATTTACTAGTAGGACTAAGTAGCCTAACCTTGACAGAGTCAACGAAAGGACTATTTCTATATCCTTCGGTACTATTGTTAGTATCGAAAATATTAAACCCTTTGAGTAGGTTTCGAACATCGATTACCTTCTCACAGTATTTAACAAGGACCTTTGAAAGTCCGTGTTTACCTTTGGAGATAACAGATCCCCACCTTATGTGGTTATATGTTATTCTCTCTAAGTAGTCCTTAGGACCACAAGCTATGTGATCGTCTCCACCAATATGGTAAGAGCGCCACTTTTTATAAGGACAGTGTCCTTTATGTTTCCATCGGAAAGCTTCTTCCTCGACTACTAGGTTGAGGATAGTAAGTATTACCTTTGTTAAAGGTTCTCCCATCATGATACCTCTTTCTTGATTGATAGAGAGTATTTCATGGTCTTTCCCTTCAAACTGACGGGATCGACTAATAAGGGATAGGCAGACATCTGCATGTCTGCTATCAGACCCTAATCCTTCTAAGAAGGATTCTAGAAGTACACGACCAATTACTTTTGGTATATGGTCAGTTGCCTCTTTAAGGTCCGAAGAGAGGACCCAGAAATCTTCCGGGAACTCCTTTTGAGAAAATCTGTACATAGCCTGCCAGGCTTGATCAGATTTTGTTAATGAAGACACAACCGAAGGGTGTGATTTCAATTTATCCTTCAATACATGGGATAATCCCTGTTGAAGAATATTTAACCAGAAAGGACCGGTAGTCACGATACGCG